AGGAATGTTTCCTGAAGTAGAAGCCATGCAACGTGCTTTGTACCAACAAAAGCAAAATGAAGCAATGCAAGCACAGGCATATCAATTTGCACAACTATCTCCCATGCAACAAGCTCAATACAGCCTGTATATGGGTGGTCAACAGTTGGGTGGTGCTATTGGCAGTGCTTTGGGTGGTAAAGACCCACAGTTGCAGATGATTAGTTTGCAAAATCAAATGCTTAGAATGGTTGACCCTAATAAACCTGAGACTTATGACAGGGCAATTAGTCTTGCCTTGCAAACTGGTGACAGGAATACTGCATTGATGCTCAATGATGAGAAGAAGAATGCTCAGGTGAGAAAGACTGAGAATCTTCAGTTAGGGTTGCAGAAATTGGCTCAAACTCTTTACAAGCCTGATGGTTCTATTGATGAAACGGTATACGCTACATTGCAAAGTTATGGAGCAGTTGGGCAAGCAGTTATTGACCAGCAAGCCAAAGGATTCCAAGGCTTACAAACTCAAAAGGCTCAATCACTTGGAAGACGGTTGTTTAATGCTGATGGCACTATTAATCAAGAAATTCAAAGACAACTTCAATCAAGTCCTGAAGGTATTAAAGTTCTAAAAGAATTTACCCCTGAACGAGTAACAATGAAAGAAGGCGAAATAATGTATTCTGTTCCAACAACAGTTGGAGGAGAATTTACGCCAATTCTTTCTGGTGGTAAGAAGCCTGAACCATTTACGGGTGAAATGGCTAATGCTGCAAACCTACTTTTTCAAACAACAGACCCTGCAAAAATATTTACTAAAAATGGTCAGTCTGGACTTGATGCAGTAGCTAGAAAAGCAGAAGAAATTTCAATAGCAAAAAGACCTGTTACAAATGTCAATATACAAAATAGTCAGCAAAAAGGGTATGGAGATGAGTTGACTACTATAACAACTGGAAATATTAGAGCAGGAAGAGCAGCAGTTCCTGCCATTAGTTCCATAAAAAATATGCAAGTACTTTTAGATGAAGGTGTAAAAACTGGATTTGGTCAATCTACTGTATTGCAACTTGGGAAAGCTGGACAATTTTTTAATCCTGATTTCAACATAAGAGGATTAGCTGGAACAGAAGCATTTGATGCTTTCTCAACTAATGTGATATTGCCGCAAGCTAAACAATTGGGTACTAACCCAACAGATAAAGATTTGGCATTTGTTGAACGTGGCGCACCTACCTTATCTAAAACAGTTGCTGGCAACAAATTAATTCTTTCTGCACTTGAATTAAAACTTGAGCGAGAAAAAGATTTGTCCAGATTTACAAATGATTGGATAGCTAAAAACAATAAATTGACTGTCAATGATCCAGTGAATGCATACACAAAATGGAATACTGATGTTGATAATTATATGCAAAGTAGCCCGTTATATGCGCCATCCTCTGAAAAATTAAGAGAACAATTCAATGCACTTTCAAATACGGCAAGATCAGGAAACCTAGACGCAAAGAAAGCTGTTCGTGATAGTGGATTAGTTAAACCATAAAGGAAAAGAAAATGGCTTCTCTTAAAGAACAAATTTTAGACTTGCGTGACGAATTGTTGATTGCCAAAGATGAGGGGAAGTTAACTCCTGATGGTCAAAAAATGCTAGACCAACTTGAAACAAAAAGTTGGTCAACGCAAGGATTTGGTCAATTTATGCAAGGATTGACAGCTAATTTTTCTGACAGTGTAATTGGGTCAATAAAATCATATTTAAGCCCTGCTCCAACCGCAATTGCAAAACAGGTTGGTATGGCTACGCCAGATCAACCACCGCCATCACCATCAGATGTTGGAGTTGCACTAGAAAGAATTGGTCTAGAAGAATATAGTAAAGAGTCCCCTGTTAAATCAGTTGCGGCTAATATTGTTGGCGCAGCGACTCCATCATTACTTCTTAAGAAACCAGTAGGTCAAACATTACCTACTCAAATTGGCTTAACTTCCGCTTCTGGCTTTACTTCTGGAATAGGAGAATCTGAAGCAGAGTTATTTAGCCCTGAATCAATGAAGTCAGGCGGCACAGGTACTGTATTGTCATTGGGTATGTTGCCCATAGCAAAAGGTATCAAAATGGGGTCTGGTGCTGTTTATCGTGGAATCGTAAAATCTATATTTGACAACCCTCAGAAACTTGGAACTGATGAGGCGAGATCACTTATAAAGCAAGCATTAGTTGCAGATGTTGGTGGTATTGATGAAGCTATCAAGTACGTTTTAGACCGTCAAGGTAAGACCAAACCTTATGCTTTAGCTGATATAGGCGCAAATACTAGGGCATATTTAGATGCGGCTAATACCATACCAAGCGTTGGGAAAACAATTGCTAAAAATTTCATAGAAGAAAGAGATAAGGGAATATTATCAAGGTTGACAACAGACTTACAAGTTGCTTTTGGTTCAAAAGCCGCATTCTTTGATGAGTTCAATGCCCTTAAACAAGCACGATCTCAACTTGGTGGCGCACTTTATGATAGAGCATTAAAAAAAGATATACCTGTTACTTCTGAGTTAGTTTCTTTAATGGATAGACCTAGTGTTAAAAATGCTTTTGTAAGAGCGCAAGAACTAGCCGAAGAACAAGGGGTTAAATTACCTGATGTAAAAGTAGTAAATGGAAAACTTGTTACATCAGATGGCAACTCAGTTACAAATATAAACACAACTTTTTTGCATTATGTAAAAATGGCTTTGGATGATGGTATTAATGTTGGTAAAAATACATCTAGTGGAATTGGCTCAACTCAACTTAATGCATTTAAAGATACTAGATCAAAGTTTCTTGCTTTGTTAGATTCTTCAAATACTACATATAAAAATGCAAGGCGTGTATGGAGTGGTGATTCAGCAGTAATGGATGCTATGGAAGATGGTCGGACAGTCTTCAACAAAACCCCTAAAGATGTTGACATATTGCTAAATGATATGAAGACAATGACTAAATCAGAACTTGAGGGATTGCGTCTTGGGACTATGCAAAATCTTCTAGACAGAATCGGTGGAGCGCAAGTTGCTGATACGGTTGTAGGTGCAACTGGAAATCCAGCGTTAAAGATCATCAATAACCCAAAGAATTTGAGAATTATTCGTGAGACTTTTCCTAAAGATGAAGCTGGAGACAAATCTTTTAGTCTATTCATTAAAAACTTGAAAACTGAAGTGGAGATGAAAAGCACTTCAAAACAAGTTTTACAAGGGTCACAAACTGCCGAAAGAACTCAAGCAATTCAAGATGTTCGTGCTGGTGGTCAGGCTATGCGAGAAATGCCTGTTATGAGTGTTCAAGGAATTTTGACTAGAGCATTGCAAAGAGATTATGCAAATCTTGGAGATGAACAAACTCGTGCTGTAGCTGCTGAAATGACCCGTATTTTGACAACAACTGAGCCAAAGAAATTACAAAAAATCGCAAAAGAATTGGCTGGTCGAAGTGTTTATGACGTAATTAGTAAGGATATTCCAGAACTTCTTCCAGCATTAGGTCGTTCTCTTTTAGGCTCATATTCTGTGGGTGTTGGCGGTGGAAGTTTAGCTCCATCAATAGGTACAGCCACAGGCTTGTTTTCAACCCAATAGGAGAACTTCATTGATCCAATCACGTTATGCCTCATGGCGGCCTCACTGGTCTCAAAAATTCAACAATCTGTTGATTTGTATAAATCAGTGCGGGAGCAGTTTGTCCAAATCAAGCAAACTGGTGAGCAAGTCGTTGAGGTATATAAGGAAGTTACTGGATTTTGGAGTAAATTCAGTAAACTCTTTGGTGCTAAACCAAAGCCTCAAGTTGCAAAGCCTGTGGCTAAGGCTAAGAAATCAGGTTATATCGATGTTAATGAGACTCAAGTCAAAATAGATATCGTAAATTCCCTCACAGAATTCTTTAAAATTCAGGAGCAGTTAGCGGCACATATTAGAGAGGAAGAAGAAAAAAGTCTGACAATCTACGACCCTGACCAGAACCACATGGAAGCGGCCTTGAAGAGAGTGATGGCAGCTCAAGAAATGGAAAGATTGGTTGTTCAAATTCGTGAATGCCTCGTATATTCTGCCCCTCCGGAGATGGGTGCTTTGTACAGTTCAGTTAACAGCATGAGAGAGAAAATTGAAGAGGAGCAAACCCAAGCAAGGTTAAAGCAGGAAGCAGTAAAACGGCGGGAACTATGGCAACGCAAACAGGAAGAAAGAAACTTCCAGCTAAAACTAGCGTACCTAGCAGCGACTACTATATTCCTCCTCTACCTGTGGGCGTGGTTACTGTTCGTAAGTCAGTGGAGGAAGACATAATGGCTTGGATAGCGTGTTGCGTATTGATTGCCTTGTTGTTGCCTGTCATGGGGTTTCTTTATCTTGACATCTTAGAGGCTAAGAATGAGGTCAATTCTCAGGTAGAGAAGGTCGAGAAAATGCGGCAAAAGATTGAGCAAAAAGAAAGGGAGAAAGATAAATGAACATCTACTGTATTTGGGGTTTGTCAATCCTGTTGGTGCTGTTGACGGGCTGTGAAGACCGTTTTAGGTACGCTTGCCAAGACCCTAAGAACTGGTCTAATCCAGACTGCAAGCCCCCTATCTGCACCGCTACAGGCACTTGCCCTGAGCAACTCGTTAAACCCGAACAGGAGAAAAAGTAATGCCAACAATCGTGATGAACAAAAATACTCGCATGACTTCTGATGAAATTGAAGTCAGAATTTGGGCAATCGTAATCTTTTCCTTGACCCTGATTCTTCTTGGATCGGTGGCAATGTTCCTGTATTCAGTCTCATTTGTAACTCAGCCAATGTCAGGCATGGCAGCAATTGACAAGATTTATACACAGCAGATCAATACCATCATGGTATTTATCACTGGTGTTTTGGGTGGTGTTGCTGGCAGGTCTGGTGTCAAAGCAATAGCAACTGCGACATCAAAGGCTGAAGTTGTTGACAATGATGAGCCGCCTAAGCCATGAGTCTGTTTAATCCTTGGGTAATTTTGGGTATTCTCATCGCCATTGGTTCTGCCTTTGGCGGTGGATACTCTAAGGGTAAACATGATGAGTTTACTAAACAACAACTTCAGATTGCTGTTCTGAATGCAGATGCTCGACAAAAGGAACAGGCACTTGTGGCTGCTGTGAATACCCAATCTAACCAACTGATGAAAGCTAACCAAAATGCTAAACTTTTACAGCAAAAGCGCAATAGTGATATTGACAGTGGTGCTCTCAAGTTGCGGATCGCTGTCAAAGCCTCCG